AGGAGGCATTATCCAGCGTTGGTAGAGCAAATATAACAGATTATAACTTATATAACGAACAATTTAAGGAATTCGTAGGTGAACTATCATAGAGAGAATATTCAGAGAATCCGAGAGTCCGGCGCTTCCGGAGAAAGATGGCCGTGTCAATAGATTTTACAATACTAGTGGTCTTAGCGGCCTACTTTGTGGGTTTGGGATATATAAAATACCTTGAAATAAAGTATATGAAAAAACATAATATTCAGCAAGACAGAGAGTGGGACGCTGAAATGAGACGTGAACGATTTAAGAGAGGTGAGAACGCTACTTGGTCTCACGATAGATACAGAGATAATTATGATAACTAAACTAATAGAAGAGATACAATCAGAAATGCGCTCAGCGGCCGAAAAGAAAGAAGAGTATGAGAGATTACAGAGGTTCTATAAGTTGCCTCCATACGAGAACAATAGTATATTTGTTTTCATAGACTTCTCAAAGTGGTCGCTAATGCGTACTCTAACGGCGCTCTATCGCAAGTTGTATGCGTATTGGTCGTCTATGAGTGGCAGTTTGCGTAAACAAAATAGAAATGGTAATTAAATGCGTATGCTTAGTGTTTTAAAAGGCGAGCAATATCGGAAAATTTTATGAAGTACGACAATAATTTTTTAGGGTTTAACGGTTTCATTTGGTTCAACGGCGTAGTTGAAGATAGAAATGACCCACAAAAACTTGGCAGAGTGCGAGTACGTTGCGTTGGTATTCATACGCAAGACAAGGCAGTATTACCCACGGCCGATTTACCTTGGTCACAGGTTATATTACCGGCAACCTCACCTGGTATTTCAGGATTAGGGGAAAGTCCGGCGTTCTTTGTAGAGGGCAGTTGGGTCTTTGGATATTTTAGAGACGGTGCAGATTGCCAAGAACCAATGATAATCGGCAGTTTACCAGGAGTACCGGCAGAGTTGGCCGACTCAACAAAAGGTTTTTATGACCCGGCGGCCATTTATCCAAAATACAAGGGAGAACCTGATACAAATAGACTCGCAGTTGCAAACGCAGATAATCCTCATTTATCACTAGAGTTGCGTAAGTTATCACGTATTACAGGAGTGCCAACGGCCGACTTTGATTTGGTTACAATACAAGACCACATATCCACCGAAATACCTGCCAGCGATGGCGATACTTGGAATCAACCAGCAATCCCATACAATGCAAGCTATCCGTTTAATCACGTTTACGAATCAGAAAGTGGTCACATTAGGGAATATGATGATACAAAAGGCAACGAGAGAATATACGAGGCGCATAGAGTAGGCACTTCATATGAAATATCACCAGACGGCACAAAGACCGACATTATCAAAGGTGACCATTATAACATAACCTACGGCAAAAGTCAAGCAAGTATTGATGGTCAATGCGACTTAACAATAGGCGGCCGCCATAAGTTGTACATAAACAAAAATGGTGACCCGGAAAACCACTACGACATTCAGGTCGGACCAAATGCCAACATAAACATACAAGTAGATAAAGGCAATCTAAACCTAGTTGTAAAAGATGGCCAACTAAATACTAATGTTGGCGGCGATTGGAATATGAAGGTAGACGGCAATTACAACCTAGATGTAAGAGGCAATTTATCAGAGACAATTTCAGGTACAAAAACCAGCAATACAACGCAGGCCGTTTTACATAGAGGTCAGACGTTTAAAGTCCTCGCCAATAGAATTGACTTGAACGAGTAATTATATTCCACAGAAAAAAGCGCTTTACGTTTTTCTATAAAAAATTCTAAACTATAAATGCAATAACAACCATAAGAAATATATCGGAGGATATAAAAGTGTTTCAAAAGTTGAAAGACATAAAGGCACGTTGGAAAAAGGCATTAAATACAGATAACATAATTGACTTCTCGGTTGATGTAGGTCTAATTGCGTTTGATGTATTGGCGTCTCCTATTCTTATTGTTGTACGTATCATAAGGTTCTATTTTAAGAAATTTGTTAATAAATATCTAAAGAGGTTTTTAAAATGGTTCGTTCACAAAGTTTTAAGAATAAAGTAAAACGTTATTTCAAGTATTTCTTTCTGTTTCAATTAGTAAAGGGAATGATATGGTTGTTAATCTTCTTTACAGGTTGGTCATTGTTTACGTGAAGGACTCAATTCTTATACATAGTGGTGTTGAAACTTCAGGAAACCAGCTAGGTACCTAGGTACAAAAAACTCACAAAAATTTCCCGGAAATAAAAAATTACAAGGAAAGTCGTTTTCTAAATATCTTAATGCTTACACTAGCAGATGGCCTACTATTAGGGTCAATTGGTATTATTGTATCGGTAGTTGCATTATACGTAATACTTAATTGTATGTCGGACTCGGACTCGGCGGAAGGACTCAAAGAAAAAGAGTTGAATGTCGTTGAGCGCTTTTGGCGAGATTTAGACAAATAAGTAAAATTAGAGTAAATCAAAAGTGCCAAGAATCATACAGATTATTACATAACACATATAACCTAGTAGTGCAAAACCTATAATCTTTTCCCATATATTAAACATAGTGTAGGTAACTGCCTATGATATACTTGGGTTTGTCTTTTGGTTTATGACCTGTATGTAGATATGTCCAAGTTGGCGGAAACATTAGTAATCTACCTGCCTTGGGTTTTACTTTTATATCATAATTTGTAAACGAAGTTTCACCAGCCTCGTTATCATCTAGGTATAAAAAGAATACTAAAAATCTTCTTGCAGAGGCATAATCGCCTACATCAACGTGTTCTTTAAATTCATCAATATTATTAGGCATATACTTTTTCATACGTATTGCCTCAAAACCATATTTAATCGGCCATTGTATATTTGTTATATTTACATCTTTTGCATATTGTCCGATTCTACCCTTAAAGGTTTCATAAAGACCATCTACACTTGGTTTCCAATCATCAAACTTGTTTAGAGTTATTTCTTTAAATGAACGGTGCCCTTTTAATATCGTTTCTTCTTGTTGGTCAGTATTAATCTCAAACTTTTCAATCATACTTTTACAGATTGATTCATCTAGTACATTGTCATATACACGTATATAATTTTCCATTTTTTGTCCTTTTTCCATACTCTATACTATATAGGATAAATATGAGTATGGCAAGCTTTATACACTACTACGAATATGCTCTAGGCATAGATATTGACAGACTAGGCAAGGCGTACTTTGATATTAAAAAACATTTATCTTTTAACAGAGACGATAAAGATAAAGTTGACTTTAATGCTATTTGTGTTAATCGTATTCCTGGTGATGAAAAAAGTATTACAG